ATTAATACCTTTACTTTATCTTTCTCTATCATATACTTCATTATCTCATATACCTTAGGATTGAAGACATTTGCTCTACTCCATATATTATACGCTTTTGATAATGTAATACCATCAACTTTCATTATATAATAAATTATCTTATACTTAAATATTTCCAAGAATGTATTATATGATAATGATAATTCATTATCTCTTAAAGTTGGATCTGGTACTATTACATTTCTTGCAGTAAAATTTAATGAACCCCCGAGTATATCTCCTCTTATTAATCCATTTTTACCTGTAAATTCTTCAAAGTATATATCCCACATATTATTTACTTTATACTGAATTCTATTTATCATTAATGGTTTTTCAACTTCATTAGCAGTTAATAATTTTTCAGTAATACTATATATAGTATTAACTAATTTATCAACTGAACTAAAATAGAATGTATCAGATGTTTTTGCTTGTGGTCTTAGCTTTGTAGATACTACAGGAATATGTGAAGTAAATACACAATATTTCTGTTTGAGAATATTTTCAAATACTTCTTTCTTTTTCTTCTTCTTAGATATGAAGTAATTAATAATTTCTTCAAATCTTTCATAGAACTCCATCGTACCTATTCCCATAAATGGGGAAGTTATTTTTATATCAGAATAATCCTCTTCATTTAACTTTTCTACTTCACCATCTAGTGATATTTTTCTTTTCATATTTATAATATCACTAAATACATTTTTTCCTATATTATCTCTTAATAGATTGAAATAATATGGAGAGATAATTCTATTATTACCTAAACTAATCCATGCAGTCATTTTTATGTTGGTATCTCTATACTCAACTTTAGTACCACAAAATGGACAAGTCTCTCCTTCAAATAAACGAGATTTAAATGCTCCACATTCACATCTATACCTTTCAATGAAACTCTGTTCATCATCATAAGATGTACCAAATAATGGTGATTGAACTCCATATAATGATTTTGTTCTCTCATCATCTAATATAGTTTCTACTGGATCTGTAACGAGAAAACCAGTTCCTCGTATCATATCACAATAGAATTCACTATCCCAATTATACCTCTTACATATTACCTTTTGTTTACCCATAACCTAATCCTTTCCTTAATAAAAAATATTAGTTACATTTTTTGTGATAATGAAAATACTTATCTAATATCACAAAAAAATAATATATAAGATGATATAGATTTACTATATCATCTTATATTTGATTATATTATAATGCTCTATATGGTTTTGTAGTAGGATGTATCTTAGGTAATCCTTTACCAAACAATTCTCTTCTCAATGCTCTTTCTGTAGTTTTCTTATACCTATCAGATAGCTCATAATTAGTATATATAAATGGATTACCCTTCTCATCAAAGTCTTTCTTAAATACTATATCTAATATAGCATATAATTTAGCACCATTTAATACTGCATATAAATCTGCATTTAATTCAGTATACATAGTTCCACCATTTAATATATCAGCCATTCTTTGACCACTATAAATAGGATTACCGAATATATCACATGGATAATTCTGAGGAGCTACATGCTCTAATCTTATATGACCCACTTCATGTAATAATGCAAATTGTTGTGCATCTTTTGATAGTGTAAAGAATTCTGGCGTAACTACTACTAAATAGAATCCATCTTCTGTAGCCATTGCATATGCTGGTCCATTATCTTTATCTCCAAATGAAATACAGAATTGTATGTACTCTATAGAGAATTTAGTATTCTCTTTGTACTTAGGAGTCTGTAATGCCATAAAGCAGTATGCATTTTTATTTTGATACTTCTTATCTGATTTATGACTTTTATACGCCTTATTTAGTGCTAATAAAACATGCTCAACTGTATCTTTAGGAAAATCTGATCTTATTTCTTTAGACCATAATTTTAACTCATTAGAAAACCAATTAAAGAAATAACTTTCTGTTGTATAATCTCCATTTATATTATCTTCATTAGATTCAAAATCATATGTATCATAACCATATTTTTTATCAAATAATAATTTTCTTTTAGTTGCAATATCATAACGCCTAGCAACTTCTTGATTATTTATTGTACTAGAATAATCATCTGATTTTTGTGCTAAATCAAATATACGATTACGTTTTCCTCCATTTATTACACTATATGTATCTGCATTTAGTTCAGTATATGATACTTTCCCATGTTGAATATCTTCAACACGTCTTTGATTATTTATATATTGACCGTGGCGTTTAAGTACGTTCTTTGGTAATACATGACCTAATCGTATATGACCAACCTCGTGCATAAATACAAATAATTGAGTTTCTCTATCCATATTTTCAAAAAAGCAAGGTGCCAAAATTATACAATTTCTATGGGTCTCTGGAAAGTATGTTGCAAATGCTGGAGAATCTTCACCTAATGAGAAATATACTACTATTTCTGCAGATATATTTGCGGTATTATTGTTTGTAGGTATTGTATATACACCTAACGAAGCTGATCCATCTGGATGATATCTATGTTTCTCTCTTTTATATTGTATAGCTAAAGAATCAATTAACTTATTTAATTTAATTAAATCTATCTCTTTTATACTTTTATTTTTTAATTGAAAATGATTTTTTAATCTATTGAATAAATATCCTTCCATAGTATATTCATTCATTTTATCATCATCCGATATGATATTATTATTATTTATATATTGCTTCAAAGCTTCTTTATGGTGCTTATTAAATATACCAAATGCTTCTTTGAATGTATACCATTTACCACTTCTTACATATGGATCTTCATCAACATCATCTATATAACCATTATATTTACCATCATATTTTGCAGTAAATATTTGAGTATATGCACCAGTTAATTTAATACCATATTTATAATATGTATCTTTAGTTCTATTATCGTTAGGATAATTGATTATATAATTAATTCCTGTATTACTTATATTAGATACTTCAAAATGTGTCTCTTCATGGCATTCATTTATTGCCTGTTGTTCAAGTGTAGTATCTCTATCTAAAGAACCTCCAGGTAATTTATATTTACCAGGCTCATTAGTAACTTTAATAAATGCAAATTTATTATCTTTGATTATTATAGTTTCTATTCTATTTCTGTATAGATTATTACCAATTACCTTAACAGCGTTCCATCTATGATTTTCATCATAGTACCCACCATTTAATATAATATTTTGTCTCATAATTCGCTTTTCTTCATTAGTAAGCATAATTTCTATTTTCCTTTACTATTAATCCATATTAAAAAAATGTGGTCGTGAATAGTATAGGTTATTTATACTATTCACGACAGTTATTATGAAATACCATTATTATACATATAATAATCATAATGATCTTTCATTCTTTTTAATTCATCTAATGATGGAACAAATGTCCTATCATTATCTATAATTTTTTCTAATACTGCTATTGCTTTCATTAGTTTTGTAGTATCTTTATAATTTAGGTTTTGTGTTTCGATTATTCTTAGCAGTATATCTTTTGCAAATTCCTCATCATCTACTATATCTTGACTTGCTATTTTGATGTATATTAAATATCCAGATTGTACATATGTATTATGAAGTCTTACTAGATGTAAGTCATCATACTTCTCATAAATGCTATCTCTATATTTTTTCTTAATATGTATTATTTTTAAATTATCTTTCTTATCACTATCAACAGACTCCATATATATTTCTACAGGTTCTTTCAATTCATGATAAGCTATTAGTTTATTATCTTCATTGATTATCCCATACATTATATCATATTACCTTCTATGCAAGAAATTTATAAACCTTTATAGATTTATCATAAATCTGTTCCATAGTACTTAGTGTTTTAGTATTCAATACCTCTTTAACACCATCTACACTAAATAATGCAGATATGATATAAATAACCATTTTAGCTAATGATTTGATTGCTTTAGATATGTTAGATATTGTAGATAATATTTTCTGGAAAATATTAGTTTCTTCCATTTCTTTAATAACTTCTTTTCTTATCTCCTTTCTCATTGCTTTATATTTTTCTTTTTCTTCTTTTTTATTATCTTTAGTATTTCTGTATAAGCAATCTGTCTCACACATCTTTTCTTGATATTTAATTAATTCATTCATCACCTCTTGATATGATGCATCTTTATTTGCATCAATAAACAAGTCCAAATTCAATGATTTTGTAGCCATTTTTTAACCTAAATCCTTTCATTTATAAATTTTACTACAAAAAAATAATATATAATAAAATATTAAAAATGTATAACTAGTAACATATTTGTAACCATAACCATTTTCTAAAGTTAGCCTTACTGAGTAATAAAAAAGAAGAGATATGAATTAACTTCATATCTCTTCTTATATTTCTTATTCAGTTATCATTTTAACTTGTTTCACCATCTTTTTATATAATATAGAATATGGATTATTACAATCCTTATTTTTCTCCCTATAGTAATCTGCAATACGCTGACCCGTTTCTATATTGGTTATAAATGCACGCTTTTCCGTCTTTCGTACATTCCATATAATATCATCATATAGAAAGAATGCATTGTCTGGTACATCCTTTATCTTAATATATCCGATAACTTTATATTTTACAGATGTATCATTTGATACTGGAGTATCTGATGAATCACTTTCGTTCTCATCTTCTGACTTATCTCTCGGATCTCTTTCTACAATATATAATTCCGAGTTTTCCAGATCAATTTCTTTTTGTAAAGGAAATACTAAGTATTTACCATTTACTATCTCTCCTATTAAAACATCTCTTTCATTAGGACCAAACCCAATCCTTCTATAAGACTTTATTTCTGGTCGTAATGATTTAGGTATTTTAATTTTCTTTTCTGTAACATCAAATGTCACTAATACCCTATTTTTCTTTGTTACTTTTGACTCTTCCATTTTTAAAATCTCCTATTAAATAAATGCTATGGTTATTAAGTTACATAAAAATATTATATAGATAAAATACATACCTTAAATTTCACATTACCATAAAATCTTCATAGAAAGGAACATAGAAAAAAAATGTATTCAATTAATGATAATACTGAAGAAAATTTTGATATAGCTTTTTTAAGAAATACATGGAATTTTAATTGTAAAGTATGTGGATTTAATAATAAGCTTTTTAGAGTTATTATAAATAGAGATAGAAAGATAATAGGATATTCTTTAACGTGTTGCCAGTGTGGTCATGTTCATGAATTTCATATAGATATAGAAGATAATGGAGTATATAATCTATTAACATCAATGCTTTATTATAATAAAGGATTAGATGTATGTCTCCAACCTACTACCTGCAATCATAAAAATTGTCCTCTTTGGGGTACTTGTACAGAGCCTATATATGATAAAAAAATAAAATATATCCAACACGGAAGTAATATTGATAAAAATATAATAGAGATAGAAGTATTAAAACAACCAAAATATTTATGAAAGAGTAGGTGAAGAATGAATGAACTGGGACAAAGTGTTTGAATTAAATGAAAAAGATGAAGACGAAATCTTCCTGTCAGAAATACCAGTTGATCTATTAAAAGAGTCTCTATCATCTCAATTTGATTATCCACTAGAATATAAGAAATATGATTATATTAAATCTTTTATAGATAAATATGATTATTGTAAGGATAATATGATTGATACTGATTTAGAGGATATGGAAAATACTAGAGATGAATTTGTTGGGTTTGTTATGAAATTATTTGAAGATTATCTATCTATAGGATTTAATGATTTGGATAATTTTGATAATGATGAACAACATGACATAATTCATCTTACATATTTATTCTTTATAAAGAATATAAAGAAAAATTTTGTTAATGTAATAAAGAACTTTATTGAAGATCACTCTAATGATATAGATAATAAGTTTGAATTGAAAAAAGATGTTACTACTAATAATTTTAAATCAGAGATTGGAGATAATCACGATATTAAAATATTAGGTAACTTAAAAGAAATTATTGATTATGCTTTTATAGAATTAAGAGAATTAGATAATATAGAAGCGTTCTTAGATATGTGCGAAACTGATGAACCTAGAGTAGAATTAGATGCAGTAAGAAAATACTATAACAAGGTTATTCTTACAGGTAATTTTATTGATAATTACTTAGATATGGTTGATGGTGATTTCATATCAGAGATACAAACAAAGATTAGGAATTATATACTTAAAAAGTATCCTAAGAGAAAAAACGATTTTAAGGTTAAAGAAATTATTGAAGATATAGATGATGGTGAAGATATATAATATCTTTATGTAACCAAATAACAAATATTATTTATTAAGGAAAGGAAAATAGTTATGTTTGGAAATCAAAATAATCAAAGTAGTAATGGGGGAAATAATTTTAATCAGGTTAATGTAACCACTAAGTTGTATAGTAGTTATTCAGATGATTCTGCTCTAATAGTATCTGCATGGAATGAGCAGATATCTATTAGATTAAATCCGTTTAGAGGAAAGTCTCCAGAAGGTGTTCGTCTATATGCTCAAGATAATAATGAGTGTATAATGACGGCATTAACAATGGATAATGTATCTGCATTGCTTGAAGGAATATATTCAGTTATATATCCTGCATTGGTAGATAAGAAAAGTGCTAATGTTGCTATTATTATAGGCTCAACAGCTAATAAGAAGACTTTAGTAATTTCTACAGATGGCAATGATGTCTTTATGACAGTATATGTAGGAGTAGGAGATGATAATTCTGCTAAAGCTGAGAATTCTATCACTCATAAGTTTAATAAGAAAGAGTGGATTAAGGATTATAATCCTTCTAATGGTGAAGGAGAGATTCATGAAGCTAATGCTGATTTTATAGCATTTAAGGAAAAGCTTAATGAGGTATATAAGTTGTCATCTGCTATAGTTCATGCATTTAAGAAGAATGATGCTTATAAGAATTCTTATAGTGGAAGTAATCGTACATATAATAATTCTAGTAATGCAGATTATCAAGCTTCAGTTGCAAATGCTGGTACTAGTAATATGAGTGATTTTATACCATTCAATTAAACCCATAAGTATAGAGTAATGATACTATATCATTACTCTATTTTTTTATTATAGGAGAAAAAAATATGTCAAATGATTTAACACAAAGCGGTACCAAAGTATTTACATCAATTAATTCTCCATTTACATGTAGTGATACTGTAGTAATAGAATATAATGATATACTACGACCAATAGGTTTTGATTTATTAAGAGCAATGAGAACATCAGATGTATTAAATAAACTAATGGATGTAGGTAGTATACAGAATATTTCTAATATGGAATTATTTGAGTGGTACTTATATAGAGATGAAATCAATGTATTTAAAAATTTTGAATTAGATGAAGATGCTTTTAAAGACATAGAAGATGAATTTGATTGGTTAGATGATTTTTTTTATAAAGAAATTGATGTATTGAATATATTAGATATAGCAATTAAGTATAAAATTTATGAAACTTTACCAACACTATGTAATCAAGATTTGATTAAAAATGTATATGTATATACTGATAATTATTCATCAACTATAGAAAATGATATTAAAGAGAATTTTGGTATTAAAGCTACTTATATACATGGTGATTTTGTAGAAGCTCTTAAGAGATATAATATTACAAATGATACTTCTTACATACTTAGTGATATATTAAAAATAAATGATTTAAAAGAGAATAATTTATTGGAATATTCTTCTATATTATTAGCTGAAGGATATGGATATAATTTTGTAGATGGAGAACCATTGGTAGATTTAGATGAATTGATGGATAATACATTATTTAAAATATTTTATTTTAACCCAATAGATATAACTGGTGAGTATGAATATATATTTAGTTAATAATATTTTATACAACATCAAATTACTATCTATAATAATAAGAAAGGAAATTTATTTATTATGAGAGACGAGAATACAGGAGAATGGTTAGAGCCTGAAGAGGGAATTGATTTAAGTACTGCTGAAGGTAGACTATTTAAAAAAGAACCAGCAATAAATGTAATTTCAAAAGAAGAATTTGAAGTAAGGGTAGAAAAGGTATTTAATTTATTATGGAAGACTCTTGCTAAATCATTTGGTCCATATGGAGCACCTACATTGATTTGTAAATATCCATATAGACATATGACAAAAGATGGATTTACTATTATGAAGAATCTATCATTTGATGCAAGTGAAACACAAGTAGATCAAGCTATATCTGATATGGCTGAAGAGATATGTGGTAGATTGAATTATAGTGTTGGTGATGGTACTACTAGTGCTATTATTGCTACTAATAGTATTTACCAGAATTATAGAAGTAAGAAAGAAGAATTGAATGATAGGTTTATTCTTCCTAGAGATATAATTAAGAAATATGATGTTATTAAGAATGATATTATCGAGAAATTGAATAGTAAAGCTAAACCAATACAGACAAAAGATGCAGATGAGCTATATAATAATATAAGAAATGTAGTTTATATATCAAGTAATGGTAATGAACTAATTACTGATTATATCTCTGATCTATATAAAGAGTTGGGTGCACCTGCTATTTCATGTATCAAAGCTCCTGATGGAATAACTAAGAAGAGATTGATTAATGGATATAGATATGAATTATCACTAGCAGATAGATTGTATATTAATAGTGATGAGAAGACAATGGAATTATCTGAAGCAGATATAATCATATTTGCTCATAAGATAAGTGAGAGTACATATAAGAAGATTCTTAAACCATTAAGTATTCAATCAAAGATGAGAGGTAGACATCTTATTGTGTGTGCACCAATGTATGATGAGATTGCTCTCAATACAGTAATAGCACCAGAGTTAAATAATGAATATAGAAATAATCATGATGTTAATATGGTATTAACTAGATATAGAGCAATATCTTCACATACTAGAAAATTAATCAATGATTTTTCAGTATTAGTAGATACAGATATTATTGATAGAAGTAAAGAAAAGTATATTATGGATAAATTAGATTCGGGAGTTGAAATTAATTCATTATTCCAATTAGATACAAGACATATCACAGGAACTAAATGTATTGCAATAAATAATTCAGATCCTGTCACATATATCTATGGAGAAGATAAATTAGGAGATAATTTTAAAACTCTTGATGATTTTTATATAGAAGATGAAAATGCTATTCGTGTAGGATATACTAGAAGTTGTTCATTGGGATTAACTTATTCTCAATTTACTGATTTAGTGTATGATAAGAATAGATATGAAACTATATTAGCAGAAGCTAAAGAACTTCTTGAAGAAGCAGAAAAGAAATATCAGAAGTTGGGTACTTTTAATATAGAAGTAAATCAGTGTCAAGAAAGATTATATGCTCTCAATCTTAGAATGGGTATAATTGAAGTAGGTGCTGATAGTGAAGTATCACAAGGTATGCTAAAAGATGCTGTTGATGATGCTGTTAAAGCAGCTGAGAGTGCATATAAGTACGGAACTATTTTAGGCTGTAATATTAATCTACTCCAATCTATTAGTGAAGTATTAATTGATACAACTAATGGAACTGATAGATTATTATTGGAAATTCTATATGATGGATTTAAAGATGTATATAAGACAGTATTATCAAATGCTTTTCCTGATATGATATTTGACACAGATACTATTAATATAGAAAAAGATATAAAGAAGTTTGTAGATGAGCATATAGGAAATTTTGATGAAATATTTGACGATATGGATAAAGCAAGAGAAGCAATCGAATATTGTGATTTCGATGATAGTTTATCTTTACATAATTTTATTGTAGAATATTCTTTATTAGTATCTGAAGTATTTGATATATCTAAATTTAGATTTTCTAGTGATGTAATTAATTCACTACAGACTGATAGTGAAATATTAACAGCTACTATAGATTTGATATCATTATTGATAGTAGGAAATCAGATGGTTGTTACACAGAAAGGAAATTTCTAATTTAATATAAGGGGATAAATTATGCCATTATTCAGTAAATATCAAACAATAGCTGAATTCATGCAGAACCCCTTTAGAAGTAGAGATAATAGAATAAAAAATCTAGGTTATGAGGAGAGATATAAAAAATATATCTCTTCCCATAAAATAGTCTATAAGGCTACTACTAAAATGGGTGATGATTATTATATTCATTGTAAAGTTCCAAGTGAGTCAGCTGATAATATATCATATGATGTAGTATTAAGATTTTTTACAGATAATATTATTACAAAGACTAATAGAATGCTTACTGGATATAATGTACAATTCTTTTCAAACTCTCCGGGATTTATGTATAAATATGCATATATTTATAATAAAGCTGGATATTTAATTGATACTCTATATGATAAAATAGATGCATCATATATTAATACACCACCTAAAGATAATCCTGAGATAAAGAGTTATGAAAGTACTATATATTATACATGTAGGTTTTTATTAGATAATAGATATAGATTTTTAAGTAAGAACGATGAAGTTCAAAGTAAAGAAGTTAAGCTTGATAAATTCTTTAATTCTATTAATGATTTTAAAACAACCAAACTTCAAAGATATTTAATAGAGAATGAGAAGAAAACTGGGCAATATATTACTAAAGATAAAATAGTAGAAAAAGATAAGGAAGATAGAAAAGAGAAACAAAAACCTCATAAGACTGGTACATATGTATCAAGAGTTCCTAAGAAGACTGCTGGTGGTAGAGTCTCAAAGGTGACTAAGAAGACTGCTACTAAATCTACTGTTAAGAAGGATGATGATTAAATCATATATTATCTTTTGGTAATAATATAATTTATTTAGAAAGGTTATGGTTATGGAAGGTAATGGAAAAACATCAAAATTTATAGAATGGAAACCTAATGAAGATGATTTGATATGTAAGCAAGATGGTAAACTTATAGTTTGTTATTTTGAAAAAGTATTTGGTCACGATGAGAAATTATCTATATATGATAGATTTCTTATAGGAAGAGATAGCTATGTGAAACAGCTAGATCAGATTATCAGATATATAAATTTCTTTATGAATGTATATGATGATGATAATGAACTAGTAACAGCATATCTAAAGATTAAGTTTGCAGTAGATAAAGAGAATGCATTTGGTCCAGAAGACTTGATGAGTTATAAATCATTTATCTACAATATTCTATTTACAAATTCTGTAATAGAAAAAATTAATAGTATGGTAGAAGAAAATTATTTGGATGATATTGAAGCAACTGCTGATGATAAAAAGTATTCAAAAGATAATAAGAAATATTTAGAATCATTAGAGTTTACTAATAATCATATACAGATATTATTAAAGATATCAATAGCAATTAAATTAATGGTACCTGTATTATTTCATTTTATCCAAAAGAATAAATTGAAATCAAATGAAGAAGATTTCTTATATAACTTCTATGATGATTTATTTGATTTATTTGGATTTGCTACAAACTGGACATCATATGATTCTAGTAATAGAATTATTGATCCTAATGTAAGTAATGATACCGTTAAGAAATTTGCAGCAATAAATAAACTACCAATAGTGTTAATGGATAAAGGATATAAGTGTGAATATGTAAATGAAGATACTGGTGAGATTTGTTATTTCTTAAAGAAGAGAATTAATATGTATAATAAATTATATGCATATGTAAAAACCAAAGTATCTGAGAATGAAGTTAATAATAGTAAAATGTATGATCAAAGGGCTATATTTGGAGATGACTTAGTAAATGTAATAAATTACTTTGTTAAGAAGATATTAATTGCAGATACTATGATGAAATATAGATTTAATGAAATCTGGGATAAACAAACTAAATCATATAAAGAGAATATAGTAGGGTTTAATAAGACTGTAGTAAAATACCAGTTAATGTATTATTTAAAAGCTCAGTATATAAAGAATCCATCTGAGATAACAAGTACAAAGAACTCAGAAGGATTATCATCTGTTGATAAATTCTTAATGAATCAAAATAAGATAGATGAAGGTTCAGTTATACTCAGTGAAATAAATATTAAGTGTACTATAGATATGATTAAAGAATTGATTGATGTTCCTATTACTGAAGATGAAATTCAGTATTATATGGATAATCATCATCCTGATTATATTCAGGTACAATTAGTGTATGCATATTATACTAAATTCTTTGGTAGTTATAGAGATTTAAATCTATTAAGATTTAGAGATTATATAGTATTATTATTATTACTTAAGAAGAAATTACTTATTGATCTAGGTTATGAAGAAGATATAGATGGAGAATTGCATTATGCTGCATTACCATATATAATAAGTGGTAATGTAATGGATAAAGTAAATACCAGAATAATAAGAAATAATACATTTATCAATGAATTATTCAATAATAGTGATTATAATGAGTTGATTAATAGTAAATATGACTTATTGACAACTATAAATAATGAGAGTATAATAAGTATACTATCAGGAATAATAAATACTAAATTTACATATGTAACTTATGAAGCTCAAGATTTAACTGGGAAAGAAATAAATTATAATGTAGATAAAGTATCATCAGAATTACTATTCTTATTGAATTCCATCTAAAACTATATATTAGGTAGTATAATATTATACTACCTAATTTTTTTGTAATAAGGGGTTTGTATATGAGGAGATATTGTCTTATGATTGCAATGCTGTATTATTTATATTATTTATTATGGTATAATATCCATATAACACATTATATATCTTGGTGAATAAGGGAATTCTATATGTTCCCTTATTCACCAAATCCGTATTTCTTATATATATAATGATATACTATTTTTGTGTAATGAATAAACTATATATAGTTTATCATTATAAGTTACTATATGTTTTGTTTTAGAGGGTTACTTGGAGATACCCTCGGAAAAGGAGTTCTTTATGAAGAACGTTAATGATGTTTTAGATGTTGTAGTTAAGGTTGCTAAGGAGACAGGAAAGGATCTTCTCGTGTATGCCACAGTTGGAATGGCGGTGATGAGAGTCACCAAAGAACTGAGCAAAGCTAAGGATTACTTCGATAAGAAGTAATCCGAATTTAAAAGATAGAAGCAAGGAGGTGATGAATGCGCTTCTATCTTTTTTTATTTTTTTAATTACTAATCGTTAATATTTGAATTGTGAAAGGGAACTTAGAAAATGAACAATAATCTTTTTTTATTATCAGTATATGTAGCAGGTGATGTAGAAAGTTTCTTAGCTTGTGTAGATATTGATAAATCGAGTTTAAATGATGTAATAAATAAAATAAAAGAAATATATGGCACTGAAGCAGTTCCTATTTATTTTTGTAATACTAATGTTAAACCAGGTAATATGGTAGATACTCTATCATATACCTATGATTTCTTATCAAATGCTATGAAGAGATATATCTTTTTTGATTATATGATTAATGATTATAGAATAGTATCATTTGAAAAAACCAATCATGAGTTAATAAAATCTAATATAGAATTAAAATTAGTATTACTTGGGAATATAAAAGACATGAAAGAGAAAGTAATAGATAATTACATTAATATGTATTATCCACTAGCAAAGATAAATAAAATATATGCAAATAAAGATAATGTAAAAAGTATATTAGATCTTATTGATAATAGATTAAATACAATAATAATTACAGATGATTTAGACCTAAATACAATTATCATGCTAAGTAAATATATGATTAAGATACGAATGATTGATAATGAATATCATTTATACAGTATTGATATGCTATATAATAAATTGACAATAGAACCAATTGTAATGTAAAATTATAACTATATATCATTTATTTAGTAACAAAATAAATATTAGTTGACCTATCGGCTTAACGGGGAGATTGGAGTAACTTATGGTAGAAGTTGGTAATGTTGTTGGTAGACTTGAAAATGTATTCAGATTGGGTAAACTTAAAAAGGGTACTCATACATGCAAATACACGTTCTCTTATCTTGAGAATGGTAATAGTCATGCATGCTTTATGACAGATTTAGTTGATAATAGTAATAGACATATTGGAGATATTTCCATGGGTACTATCAGACTTGGTTGGGACGGCGATACATGGAGCGTTAAGGACTGTAACTCAGATAAGGAATACTTTAAAATATTTATAAATATGCTTAAATGCATTGAGAGGGAACTTGAAATAAAGTTACCCAAAGGATTATTTAAGTAGTATTTTATTAGAACCAAGATATCTTGGTTCTTTTTTTAATTATATTAAAGGTAATAAATATGACAAATAAAGAAATTAAATTAGCATTTATAGATTCTTTATATGGAAGAGGAGAATATATAAGGCAAGTTAATGATATACAATATAGAACACGATGTCCTTTTTGTGGTGATAGTAAAAGTAATTTGAATACAGGTCATTTATATATCAAAATAAATCCTGATGATAATTACCCTATGGTGTATCATTGTTTTAAATGTGAAGAAAGTGGTGTTGTAGATGATAATCTTTTATTAGCTTTAAATATAGGAGATATAAATTTAAAGTCTAATATTACAACTTTAAATAAAACTAGTGATAGAATAAAAGGTCAAAAGTTTTTAACTGATGATGAGGTAATTAATTTTAATTATAAATTGCCAGAAGTTAAAGATTATAATAAGATTAAATATATAGAAGATAGATTAGGATGCAATTTATCTATAGAAGATATTGAGAAGTTTAAAATAATAACCTCATTAAGAGATTTCTTGATATGTAATAATATTAAAGAAATTACTATGGAGAATTATATATGTCATAATATAGAAAAGAATTATGTTGGATTTTTATCATTTGGTGGAGCATACATATTATTCAGAGATATTACTAATACCCAACAATATAGATGGATTAAATATCCAACCACTAATGATAGTAGAGGATGTAAATTATTTTATTCTATCAGTAATAGTATTGATGTATTTACTAAGGATAATATAAATATCAATTTATCTGAGGGAGTACTGGATATTCTATCTGCTTATAAGAATTTGAATTATAATAATAGTAATGACTTGGATATTGCTGTATGTGGTAAGCAATATTTATATGTATTGAATACTTTGAGTAGTATGGGCTTCATTGGTAGTAATATAAATTTAAATATTTTTAGTGATAATGATGAAGTATTTAATAATAAGAATAATAAGCCAACTAATATAGAATATTTTAAGAAGTTATTACATAAAAATAAATATCTTTATAATAGTACTAATATTTATTATAATTTAATAGATAAAGATATTGGTGTTAGTAAAGATAAAATTAAATTAAAGAAATATAAAATATAAATAGAATACATAGATAAATTCTATGTATTCTATTTAATTTAGTCTAACCGTTCTGTTGCTAGAGTAATACAGAAAGGAACATGAACAGGGTCTCTATATCCACCCATATTATTATATGCTTCATAACATACTTCTGTTCCATCTCTATCTACAATAATAGGTTGGAATGTACCTTTATATGTACTATATGTAAGCCATGGTACTGCTATATCTTCTAATGTCTTTACTCTCTTATATGCACTATCCAATGTCTTATATTGCTGGAATGATGCTTCTAATTGAGGTACTAGACAATTATAAGTTTTTCCAAATATCTCTTTTTCAGTAGGTAACCATATAGGATTAAGAGTATTCATTGGTCTATTATCAATAGTATCAAAGTCATTCATATAATAATTCATTTTCTCTACTGATTCATAATTACCTTTAAGTATTGGAAACTGTCTATCTACTCCCCAGTAATTTCTTTTTTTAGGAACTCCTGTTTTAAAGAATTGAGGTATAGCTAAAGTATTTAAATACATATTTATTCCTTGTATGATTCTTCCATATAATGTATTTAAATTCATTTTATATACTGAATTGCTTTTTATAGTAGATTCTCCTTCTGTTCCATATGGACTATCTATACTAAAATTAGGAATAACTTCATCACTTATAGCATCAATAAATCCATATGTTTTACCATCAGATGGATCTCTCCATGTTTGACGATTTAGTCTCATATGAAATAATACCATATCATCATGCTTTGCATCGGTTATTATATAATAATCCCCATCATTAAAATATTTGTAAAAATCTCTTACAATGTTTGGAGATTTTAATAATCTGATTAAACTACCATACTCTGGGTCAGGCATATTATCATTTGTATTACCATTTATTATACCAATACATTTACCAATATTATTATTACTTAATGCTATCCAATCAGGAGAGAACATCCTAGGAGAACGGTCTGCTCCTACTGTATCTCTCGATTGGTCTTCTGGTAATGCCATAAAGAATTGACCTTCAAAAGTTCCAACAGTTCCTCTATTATATCCTTCATTAATATGAAGCTCTATTTCATTAGGTATTGATAAAGTCCTAGAATTATTATCAGCAGCATCCACATTTCTATCTAAGTAAAAATCGACACTACTGAAATCTAAATCAAAGAATTCTGTTTTAAGTATATCATCTTTATCTATATGAAATGTAACATCATTTCTATCTTTATCTTTTAATACATATCTCTTCATAAATCACCTACATAAATCTTATTCCAAATATAGGATGCATCATATTTGGTTGAACTACTATATCATCTGTTGGTATGGTATTATTATGAGTATCTATACAAATAGGACTAAATGATTTATTTTTATACAGAGATGATGTTATAGTAGGTATTCTTTTACCACAATAATTAAATGACCTATTTTCAACCATTCTAAACATTGGATATTGTTCACAAGACATTGCATCACATTTAGATCCTGCATAATCGTATCCATATATTTCACCTTCGTACAATAACCACGCTTTCCCTAAACTAACAAGAGATGTACTATTATTATAATCATAATATATACCATCATCATTAGGATTTAAATCAACCTGTTTAGATTTTTTATCTACCATTCTAAATGGGACTTTCTTATATTTATCTACTATATGCCTAGTGAATGATGAACTAAATCCACTAACTGGATCCTCTAATAATGACATTATATAATTATCCCATATCTTTGTTGCATAATTACCAAGTATAATTGGCATATCTCCATGCTCTGGGATTTTTTCATTATCTTGTAAATTTAAATTAAAGAAATCATTTATAGTATTCCAAGGAAGATCTATTGGAGTATCATTGGGATTCCTTAATTCTATTTTATTACATATTAAATCAATACATGTTATTTTAGGAAATCTTCTTTGATTTGCTACATCCGTAAATGTATGCATATATGTATTAAGATTTACTATAAAGGTATATTTAAGAGTCTTAGTGAATACTTCTATCCAATCACCATTTTGAGCATAGTTCTCAATATAACCTTGAGCTAAATAATTTGATAATTCATCAGGTTCATATCTACTTCCCACATAATTATCATAATCTCCCTCTACATTAACTCTCATTATACACATATTAGGTCTTACCCTAGATATCATCATAAATCTTGATGGAAATTCAAAAGCATCTGTTGTTTCATGTTCGTATTTTTTACCTTTAGATAAATAAACTATACCAATCTTATCTTTAATTAATGTATGATTTTCATATTCTTTATTTTTATCATAAAGATGTGAATTTATAACTTTTAGTCCATTCTGTGGATATTCTTCTTCTAATAAATATTTTACTTTGAGATAAGTATCTTCTAAGTATTTTCCATAACTTAATCTTTGGTCTTCATTATAAATAATATTTGTAGCATCTGTTTGAATAAGCATTCTATTACCATGCTTATCAACAAGACATGGTTTTGGAGTATCTGCCATAATCAATCCCTCCTATACAATTCTAAAGCACAATAAATGTGAAATTGGTTCTTTAATTGGCGATGTATCAGTATTACGAGGAATACCATTTTCATCAATATATATGCAACCATATGAATTATTAGCAAACGACCATGTTGTATATTTACCATAATTGGTTGGTTTTATATATGATGAATTTTCATTAAATTGAGTAGCATATTTTCTACGACTACCATTTATCCTAAAAGTAGCATATTGCATACATGATCCAGCATCTCTACTTTTATCAGATAATATTGGATATCCAAATATTTCAGCTTCCCTAGGTTGCCAATATTTTCCAATATTTATATTATTGAAATTATCAATAGTTTCTGTACTATATCTATTTCTATCAGACATTCTACAATATTTATCCCAGAAAACAAATAGGTTGAATGGTATCTTACTATCGGTATTGCTAAATAACGCAGCTTCTAATTTATAAGAAGTTTCTCTGTATATGTTCGTCTGTTGTAATGGGTTAATTAATCCACATAATGTAGTTACATTACTATCATGACGAGGATTATTAAAAAATGCATCATGGTTTAAAACTTGAGATACATTATTTCCTCCAATGGGGGATTCCAAAGGTATGATTTCATCACTAATTGCATCAATATGATATGGTATCGTATAACCATTTGGACCTACTTCTACGGAATTTCTATACTGAGTTTCTCCATAAGAATAATCATAATACATATTGAAGTTTAATCTCATAGTATACAAATATCCATCTATAACTAATTCAAAATAATCATTATCTCTTATTATTTCCGTCCAATTTATATCTTTCACATTCCAATTCATATAGTTGCGTAATCCAGTTATCAATATATCAGGATTTATGCCATATTCACTAGTAACAGTTGAACCATTTACTCTAAATAGACACATTGGACCACTAGGTCTATCTAGTCTAAAGAAATGCTTACTCATTGGAGTTACTGGCATTGATCCAATAACTTCATCGGTGTTCATATATACTCCGCCCTTATACCTGAATACAATATTTTTTTTACGATATTTCGATGTACCACCATTGATTTCCCAATCATACTTACGTGTATCATTTGTACCAAATCCTAATATTTGGAATTGGTGGACTCCATTATCTTTAATAGTATCATAGCCTTGCTTAATTTTTCGTATTAAATCAAGTATTGGTTCGCCGTTATGAATAATATATCTATCCCATGTATTAAACTTGATAGGAGTCCCGTCTTTTTTACGAGCTTTATATAATTTCATAATATATATCCTTCCTTAATTTGTTTTAAAATGTCCTATTGAGAAGCATAATGGCATATATATATCTTTATCATATGAATTACCATTACTATTAAGTAAATCCATAGGTAACATAGTACCATCTTCTCCTACAATACATGGATATTTTGTATTTTTATACATAGTATAAGTTGCCCATGGTTTAGGAACACCATTAACAGTTTTTACTCTTTTATATGCAGTATTTAATGATTTTAATTGTTGGAAATCTGATTCTATATATCCATCAATTATACCATATGATATTCCAAATACTTCTTTTTCAGTAGGAAGCCAAAAACTGACATTATAATTACTAGTATCTGATAATTTTCTAGCAGATTCATAATCGGTATTGTTAGATATATTATTATTATAACTACCACCTCTATCCAATCTTTGAGATCTACTATATGTTCTATAATACCCACCCTTTGGTTTAATACGACCTAATAATATATTTGGTACAAAATTATCATCATATTGTGATAGTAATTTTCCCATTTTACTTATTTCCCATATGTATTCATTAACCACTTCATCAGCAAGGCTATAACTATCATTCTCTACGCCAAAATCCGTATTTATTTTAAATGATATATATGGTATTAGTTCATCGCTTACGCAATCAATACGTCTGACAGTAGACCCATTCTCATTTACAACTTCTACATAATTCATACGCATCTTATAGAAATTATGGCTAGAATCTTCTGCTAAAAAATAATCCCCATCGTTATAATATTGATAAAATGTACCAAGTTGCAACATATTCTCAATATCAGGTAATCCAAATGAACCATATGTTTTATATCTTATTATATCTCCACTACCAGTATCTATGTATGGATAATATGCAACACATTTATTGCCCCAAGCATCGGTAATGGCAATCCATTCTGATGAGTACATATTGGGTGTTTTGTCAGTAGTTCTATCAGTTGGTATATCGTCAGAACGTATTATATTCATAAACAACTGATTGTTAAATTTAACAACATCTCCGATGAAATATTCTTTATTAGGATCATATTCCAATGGATTATTATATTTTAAACGATAATTTGATCTAAATCTTGTATATGCATTTATATTATCTTCAAGAGAACCAAACGGATAATTTGTGTACATGTAATCATAATCACCAGCAATCTCTATATCAGATGCATTAAGTTTAAATGAAATTTCTTCATTTTGATGATTTACTAATATATGATGTTTCATATTTCTCCTTTCTATACAAACCTAGTTCCAAACATAGGATAAACAGAATCTCTGTACGCATTTGTATACACTTTAGATATATTATTTTTTATCATTATAGGATTTAAATCCAACTGACTATATTCTGGATATCCTTTAGTCTTAGTATGAGCTGCTAATAATGATGACGTTAATATTCCTAATCTTCTACCATTAACGATAACTTGTCTATTATCATATTTCTCAAATATTGGATATGGAGCACACATCATAGATTCCTCTAAACTACTAAGAGCTCCAAATGTTTTTATTTCTCCTTCATATAAAATCCATGATCTACCAAGATTTACATTTGCAATACCATAATCCGTTTTATTAGTGATATTATTATTCTTCTTATCGAAATTTCTTACTATTACATTTTTATATTTATCCACTATATGACTAAGAAAATTATCACTTAATCCAAGTGCTACTCTATCTTTATAGAATATAGATTTCATAAGCCATGATTTAGATGGAAAAAAATTACTCAATATGATATTATTTAATCCATCACTAATATTGACATTACTCATTAAATTAGTATCTAATTCAAATAAATTTGATCCAGCCGATCTAGCATCGTTTGTTAATTTTATTTCAGTACATATAAAATCTATGCAATGTGTTTTATTTTCTGTACTAGGATTATAATGAGTATCCACATTTGCAACTAATTTAAGTTTTCCATATAGACACCCTACCCAGATATAATCACCATTATTAATTAATCCTATAAATTCTCCACTCTGTAATAATTTACTAAGAGAATCGTATGTATAGCCATAATCAGATATTACTGTATATTCTTTTGTACCTACATCAAACTTTTCTTCTAATAAACATATATTTTTTAATCTAGGTGATAGTGGTAGCCAAAACTGAGAATTATCTTTAGGCTCGTTAGCTCTAGTATCCTTTGTAGATATAAAAGTTTGACCATTATGGGTTAATATAGTATTTTTTTTATATGGTTTATTTTGAATATAATCTTCACTTTCTATATGTATTAATTCATTAGCTAATAAATTTTCATAATCTCTTAATTTATTTAATACGCCATCTATTTTTTGTGTCAATGAAATTTGTTCTGTACCATATCCTAGATTATATAAAATACAATCTGTATTTGTTCTTAATGGTATTTCATGCCCAGTATAGGTTTTTGGGAAATACCTTTTTTGCATCATCGCCATAATTATTTCCTTCCTTATGCAAATCTAAAATTTAGTGTAGCATATCTACTCTCGTTTGGGTAAAATCTTGAACTGAATCCTGTTCTTGACACATTTACACCATTAATACCTTGATCTTGTGGTGAAGATGTAACATATGCTTTATATTGCATATCCATTTTATCATTATTAGGAATTTTTATATTTTTAGGGTATTTTTTCTTAGGTCCAAATACTTTACATGAATTATATTGAATGCATGTATCTGCATCATATGACCATTGTGAAGAAACTGATTGTCCATATATTTCAGCTTCTCGTAATTGCCACATTAATCCCATATTAATTAAAGAACCAGAATTTTCAGGTAGTGCATTTATATCTAATACATAATGATTAGCATAATTAGGATTAGGGACAATTCTTCTATTTGGTACATATGCCATTTTAGGAATTATCCACTGTTTAAATTTATCAGATAATTTTTTCTCTATAATATTCCACATTATGGTATTATGAAAATTATAAAAATTCATATCAAGGGAATTTGGATTTATAATTAATTTAGGATCAGCAACTCGATATTTATTAACATACTCGGTTAATCTATCAGTATAGAAAAAATCTCCAAATACTGATAAATGCATACATATCTCATCTGATACTAAATCTATATGAGTTGGTACCGTATTCATAGCTGTACTACTAGTATTACCATAATAATTTAACGGTAACTTACCATAGTATTCTTGACCTGCATTACTATAATCATAATAAGTATTGATATTAAACCTCATTGTATATACATATCCATCAATTATCAATTGAATATAATCATTATCTTTTATATACTTATGATAATCTCCATTATATATCATATTATGTAGATCTTCATAAGAATACCCATATGGGCTTGTTATATCATTATTACCATTATCTGTTATTATTAACTTCCCATATCTACTACTATCAATTGCTTTCCATAAAACTGAACTAGTATCTGGAGTAGGAATATTATTTATTGTATTAAAATGGGATCTTTTTATATACCAAATATTATTATACTTAGCAAAACTATATGAAGCATTGCTTACATAATCTATATCATATTTTTTAAAATATTTATCATACTGGGATGAAATATTTATTGGATATGGAGTAAATATAGTATCTAAATCCATAGATGAATCAGATGTTGAATGAAAATATGCATAATATTTACTCTCCATTTCGTGCATTACATCAGTAAATGATTTGTTTCCGGTAGTATACCATATATCCTTTTTTCTTACTTTGAATTTTATTATTCTACCTTCTGAATTTCTTGCATCATATACTTTCATAAGGATTTTCCTTTCTTTAGTATTAAAACTTATATTAATGTGAATTTATGTAATATTTCTATGTATACACTAAATAATATAGTATATACAAATCAACTAAAGAATAATAAAAAAGAAAGAGGTGTTTTTATGGCAAACTTTATGTCAGCACAAACAGAAATTGATGGAGTAGTAGAAAAGCTAGAGGCTTGTAACAGTAAGGCTGCTAATATTATTGCAGAATTATGTATCAGTAAAGCTAAAGACAATTCATTGAAAGACAATACTTATGTAGAGTTAATGAAACTGGTTTCTAATTATCCAGTTGAATTACAAGCAAAAATATTTTCTCAAGCATTAGTTGTTGTGAGTAGACAAGTTAATGGTAGTGCATCTACGCCTAAAGTAAAATCAGATTCAGTTAGATCCGATTTCTTTAGGCATAGATAATATTTGATTATTAGAATACTGGTATTTATTATCAGTATTCTTTTTTTTTAAGGTGTTTAGATATGGATTATAATATTGATGTATTTAGAACTCATATAGAAATATCTCCATATAAAAAAGGAGATAATATAGATTTTGAAAAGAATATGTCTACATATAACAAATCAACTCATAAATGGAATCCGTTATGTTATTATGTAGAAAATGATATTTTGTATGTTCCAAAAGGAACTAGTATGAAGACATTAGAGAAATATTTTTATTCACCTCTTATTCCAAATAATAGTCCAGACGATTACGATAATATTGAAAAAGGTGATGGAATATATCCACCCAAGAATAAAATACAAGAAGACGCTATTAAATTCTTATTGGGGCAGGATAATTATGGATATACTGGAAGATATTCTCAATTAGGATTAAACTTAGTAACTGGTGATGGTAAAACCTACTGTAGTATATATTCAGTTCTTAAATATAAAATAAAGACTATAGTGATTACACATCAAGAAAAATTAAAACAGCAATGGTTTAAAACTATTAAAGAGATGACTTCATTCCCAGTAGATAAAATAGTAGATATATCAGGAAGTGATATAATAGATAAAATATTAAATGATAAAATAGTAGGAGAAATTTATCTAGTCAATCATCAGACTATATCTAGTTATGCTAGAAATCATTCATGGTCTGATATAAGAACTTTATTTAAGAAAATTAAAGTAGGAATAAAGATAATAGATGAAAGTCATAAATTCTTTGAATCTTCATTAATGATAGATTATTTTAGTAACTGCTATAAGACTTTTTATTTAACTGCTACATTTGGAAGATCAGATCCTCTTGAAATTAGGTTATATAAGCAAGCTTATTCATCATTAGTAAGATTTGGGGAAGAAACTATTAATTCAGATATTAAAAGAAGACATACTAAATTTATTATCTGTTATTTTAGGTCAAAGCCTAAAAATGGTATTATGCCTAAAGTAGATAATGCATTTGGATTTTCTGGTTATAGATATATTGATTATGAATTAAAAAATAGTAATGGTGTACTATTAGACTTACTTAATTACATATTAGAAAATACCTCTCACTTAGAAGGAAAAACTTTAATATTATCTTCTAAAGTGGAAAGTGTTGAATATATAGCAAACTATGTAAGAACTATCACAGATAAATCTGTAGGTACAGTACATGGAAATAATAGTAATGAAATTAATAAAGAAAATCTACAAAAAGATATTATTTCATCTACTATTAAATCAGTAGGTGAAGGAACTGATATAAAAGGATTAAGAGTTTTAATAAACTTAGAACCTATTGGTAGTAAAATAGTAGCTAATCAAGTACAAGGAAGATTAAGAGAATACTCTCCTACTGATGATACTCTTTTATTCTATCCTGTAGATACTACATTAGAACAACCAATAAATTTATTAAAGAGAATTTTATCTACTATGAAAATTAAATGTAAAGAAATAATTAATATGACGTATTAAGGAAAGGAAATAAGTTATGGCAGTAGAATATGTACCATCAAAGTTAGTTGATAAAATGAATAAAGAGAAAAGAACTAAAGATAATATAATTCCATTATCAGTAGAAATAGATGATAATGTAGTTTATTTCATATCATCAGATCATCCTAATAAGAGATTTAGTTTAACTAAAGCCCAGATAAGAGATATATTTGCTTCGTTGTAAAAACAGAATTGTAATACTATGAAAGGATAATGAATTATTATGCTTAATGGAATTTCAGACTCTATTAAACGAAAAAATGCTGAGTTTATTAGAGATGTAGAATATATCAAAGAGATGGCATATGAAGATGCATTAGATGATAGATTAAGTTGCTGTACTGATGATACTCCTAATCTTTCTATGAGTAGTATATCTGATGATGTGAGATTCATAGATAACTTAGAGGAGACTCCTGAAGAATCAGAGGCTGAAGTGCAGAGAATTATGAACAGTGATAGAAATCTAACATTTAATGATATGATAGGATTAACAAAGCCTACTGATGTAGAAGAAGATGGAATGGAAGGGGATATGTTTTTCTGATGGATATAACAACCAAGATGTATATTATTACAACAGCTAAAGAAATACCATGTTTAGGCGGTATTACTGGTCCTATTACAACACCAGTAAAACTTAACCAGAGTGATCTTATTTGGTTATTGAATAATGGATTTAAAGTATATCAATGTAATCCATTCGATAGTAATGAGAAAGTTCTAGTAGATAGAATGAATATGAATAGTATTACATTTACTAGAAATAGAGCTGTAGTTACAACAGAGAGAATTGAGAATTTAAAAGGTCAGGAAATGACTAAACCGATTGAACCTGTAAAAAAAGAAGCAAAACCTCCTGTAGAAAATAAGCAGGACATAAAAGATGATAAGAAGAATACAGGTAATAAAGTAATAGAAGCTGATACTTTTCAAAAGAAATAATAGGTATATAAGTCATAGATATTTTTATCTATGACTTATATTTTTTTTTAAAATATGTTAATGAATAATATTATTTTAGTAAAGCAATTCTTAATAAATTGAGTAATTCCCATACTTATTCTTTTTATTATTCCAACTCTCTTTGTAAGAACATCAGGTCCTATTATATCTCTTCTAGTTTTAAGTTTCATGGTTTCTGATTCCATTAACTGGAGTTCTCTTTCGCATAAGCTCAAACTTTTAAAGACATCCGAATTTCCACTTATTTCTCTTTCCAGAAAATGAATATAGTCAGTTATATCAACTTTTATTTTAGTTTGTTGAAGTTCATCAATAATACTGTAAGTTTCATTAACCTTTCTTTCAAATTCTTCTATCTCATTATCCATATCATCTATAGTTTTATAAGTATTCTTAGAAATTCTTTTCATAATAGGAGTTAAATCTGCAATAGCTTTATTATAAGTATTAACCATTCTAGCACAATTATATACTTCAACAAATTCTTTACCTTCATCTCTAGCTTTTACTGCTTTTTTATAAGTAGATCTAGTTGAGAATTTAGCTATTATTCGTTTTACCCTGTATTGAATTTCTATAATAACTTTTCTATTGAATTCTTGAAATCCAGCAATTAATTTAGCAAAGAATTTTTTTATAGATGTCCATAATCCATCTCTTTCATTCATTTGCCTTTTACCAAATACTAATGCTTCAGTATAATAATTCCCAATAGCAGTAGTTAAATCATATTCTATAGATAATAGGTCTTTATTGGAATTTTCAACCATAGTTAAAAATGAATTATTAGTCATTTTTCTACTATCCTTTCATAGCCTATTAATCCCATGTTTTTAGGTAGCAATCAACGCTTTTCTCAAATATATTATAAGCATAGTAATACATAGGTCTACATATAACATCAATATCATTTGATTCAAGTTGGGTGTTAGGAATACAGCTAAGAGTGTCAAATATTCTATATTCTGTAAATTTATATAGCTCTTTAATATTATTAATTATTTCATCAGGTATTTCTTTAACTATATCTGGTACAAACTTCTTAGTTAACTCGAGTATTCTATTAATAAACCACCTAATAAGACTATTAATTATGTATATATTAAATTTATCATACTGAGGAAATTCATATGCAAAGAAATTATTTATTAAAGGAATAGAATTATGCTTCTTTGGATCGAATAAATCTAATCCTTTCTTCATAGCTAGAAATTCTTCATAATGTGGAAACGCTAATCCGTGTTCTTCAAATATCTTAATTTCCTTTTCATCATCTATAAATTTGTAATAATACTTCTCATATAATTCTTCTATTGTCATTTGTTTATTTTCCTTTCTTAAATTAAATTTATATACTAGTGAATGATATTATAAAATCATCCTGACAACAAAATAATCTTAGAATAATATCCAGAAAGGAATTTATATCTCGATATGGATAATGAAACAAAAAAGAAAATTAATGATATATCAAAAGTAAATCTTAATTTAATACCAGTAAAATTTGATTTAACTACATTGAATATGACAATGTATTTTATATATAAAGATAGTGTACTAAGAACGAGAAAAGTATTAAATAACATATATAAGTTATTTAATCATATAGATGATACTTATTATAAAGATAATCCATCATTAAGTGCAAGAATATGGATTATAAGAAAAATTTTACAAGCAAGATTATTTGATGGATACGATTCTCCATTTGAATTTATTACTACATACTTAAAAGATGATGTGGATTGTACTCAAGATATAAGTGATATTATAGATACTATACCAAATGGTAAAATAACACATGAAGAAAGTAAATATATAATAAAAAAATTAAATGATGTATTAGAATTTGGATATGTAATGACATTAAAGTCAATATATCAAGAAATATTAGATTCAATAGATGAAAGTGATGTCAAGACATATAAATCAATACAAGATGATTTATACAATATATCTACTTCTATTATTAATATTAAAAGAAATACTAATACAACCAGTTCAACTAATATGTTCTCATTAGATACTGAATATTTTGATTCTGTAATAGAAGAATCTTTAGATAGGTTAAAAGATAGAAATAGAATATTGGTAACTGGAATTCAAAGATTAAATACATTATTATCTCCAGGTTATTTATCAAAAAGATTATATACTTATTTAGCTTTACCTGGAAAAGGTAAATCTACTGTATTATTAAAATCGGCATTAGATATAAAGAAGTATAATCAAGGAATTCAAACAAAAGATCCTGATAAAAGACCTGCTGTATTATTCTTGACATTAGAAAATGGAATAGAAGAAACTGTTGAAAGAATGTATAATATGGCAGTAGATAATGATGATATTAGAAATTATACTACTAAGCAAGTAATTAAGAAATTTAAAAAAGAGGGTCATTTAGAGATAACTGATAAAAATAATATAGATATAATTATTAAGGAATATAAGAATAGAGAAATAGATACTAATGACCTTTATAGTATAATTAATGATTTAGGTGATGAGGGAATAGAAGTAATTGCTTTAATCATTGATTATATGAAAAGAATAAGACCATTTGAACCAGCAACTGAAGAGAGAATAGAATTAAAGAATATTACTAATGAATTAAAAGAAGTTGCTAAGTTTTATGATATACCAGTAATAACAGCACAGCAGTTAAATAGAGCTGGAGCTACTGTAATAGATGCCGCAATTCAAGCAAGAAAAGAAGATGTAACAAGATTAGTTGGTAGAGATTCAATAGCAGGAGCATGGGAAATACAAGAGAATAGTGATTTTACTTGTATTATAAATCCAGAAACTAAAATGGATACTGGAGAATTATATTTAACCTTTAAGATGTTAAAGAGAAGATATAGAAGTAGTGAAACAAATATTAAGTTAAGAAGATTAGAATATTTCTCACATCCATTTGAAGAGGGAAGCGAAATAAGATTAAAAGATGATTTTGGATTAAGTAGATCATTATCATTAGAGTCATTAGCTACTAAATTTAGTCCTACAGATACAAAGGGACCAACTAGTGTAATAGAAAGGCATCAATTAGGGGAAGAGAGTAATAAGAATACTTTAAATAGTATAGCTCAAGAGATAGAAGATTTTGAACCATTTGACTTATCAAGAAATAGAAGTTATTAAAAGATTTAGAAATATACCTTAAAATAATAGGTATATTTCTAAATTCATTTTATAATAATGATGATATAATATTTCTATGTAACTTAATAATATTATATTTAAAAGGAGTAGTAAAATGGAAGTAAAAGTATTACAGGAAAGAAGAAACGGATTGGCTGATGGAATGTCATCATGGTATGAATTCGAGTATCAAGGTGAATCTGGAGAATTCTCGGTGAATGAATATAAGTCAGAAGGCAATACTGTGTATTGTATTACATGGGAAAACCAACGAGGTGGTGATTTATATATTGCTTGGGAATCTAATAAAGATTCATTAGTAGAAGTATATCCAGAAGGATTCGATGAGGAAGCTTTTAGAGAAGCGTTTAAAGAATGCTTTGATATAGATATACCAGAAGCTTAAGAGTTAAATTAATAGACTAGAGAAAAAAAATCTCTAGTCTATTTTTTTTTATTTATAGAATTTTCTTCTAGCATTTAATAGAAGTTCTTCTCTTTCATCTTCAGAGATTTCTCCATTACTGCATCTCTCATACAGTACTCTACGAACCTGTTTAAATTTATCTTCTGTAGATAAAAAATCGTATCCATATGTAGTATTATTAGCAGCTTCTATAAATGTATTAGTATTAGCCTTATCTATTAATTCTTCTCTTTCAGATAATGTAATAAGACCATTATTACATGCTTCATATAAAGCTTTTTTAAAATCATATGCTGCTGATTCTTTTTTTACTTCAGTGGCAGTAGCTTTAACTTTTTTACCTTTAGTACTAGCAAGTTTTTGAATATTTCTATCCAATCTCTTTAATGTTCCAATAAGGTAATTCATTCTCTCTAGTGCAGTATTCTTGTATGCATTTACATCATCTCCTGACATACGTTCACCATTAGCAAACTTGGAGGCAGGTCTTCCCCATGCTTCTATCATGGATCTTATTTCTTCTATACCTAATGATATACCAAGAGTAGGAATTGCTAGTAGAATCATTACTAATTTTCTTAACCAGTTTATTGTAAATGCTGTATATAATCCAAATACAATAGAACCTATTTCACTAGCATCTATTTTTTCAATATCTTCTCTCAAATCAGCTAAAGATCTACGCAAGGTTTCTATGTTCCTGCGAGCATTATTATATTCTCCAGCTTTTAAAGCTTTCTGAATATCTTTCATATTCTTATTATATAACTTAGTAGCTTCTTTAAGCTTTGCTCTTATATCAAGATTTGCTCCTTCTTGATAATAATCGTAATCATTATAATCATCATAAAAATTATACATAAGCTTTTCACCTTTAATTTCTTATAGTTTAATTTTGTGTTTTCTATGAGGATAAAAAAAAATAACTTAGTAGTGGGATTTACTAAGTTATTTTTATTGATTAGGAATAATATAGATATATTATTTCTATAGATAAAAAAAAATAAAATTTATATAAAGGAGTTATAAAATGAAATTAAAGAAGAAAGTTGAAGAGATATCAAATAATGCATCTATGGGAATACTCAAACTTATATGTATTCTTAATGGTATAGAGTATAATGAATATATAAGTTCCGTAGGATTATTCTCAGATGGATTACTACTAAAAGATCCAAACTTTATAGAGATGAGTTCAGTAGATTGGCTAAGCCATAAATCTCTATCATATGATAATTTTGTATTTAAGATTAAATTTACTACTCTATTATTCTCTAAGATAATGGGAAGAGATAGTAAAATATCTAAGAATGTAAATAAGTATTATGATTTGGATAGTAAGAAGTCTAAGAATAAAATGAATATAGATATCAATATGGATTTATATAGAACCTGTTATAATTTAACTACAGATGTTCTCAATAAAAATAGATGGACAAAATCTATATATGATATAAATGCATATGCAATGGCTATTCCAAAGAAATCAGATTATAAAGATATTCAATATCATATAGATTATATTTATAATGATTTGATACTTGGTACTAAGTATGAGCCAATGACGGGAAGATTATTTGATAATGGTATAGTAACTTATGAGTTATTAAGATTAGCATATTTATTAATTACATATGATACGGACTATGAAAACTTTATAGGTGGTAAGAAATTTACTGGATTAAGAATTGATGAAGATATTTCATGGTTCTTATATAAATATGGTAAAAGATTGAATAAATATATTTCTAAGAATAAAAAGAATATAAGTCCATTATTTAAAGCATTCTTAGAAGCTAATCCATCATGTTATACTAATAGTAAATTTGCTGGTAATGAGAATATAGCATTAGCAATGCTTAGTTTAGAATTCATTAAATTTATATATGATGATAGTAGGTTAAGTATCTTTATAGATAGAATTATGAATACTAAACTCAAATTTGCTAAACCATTACCAAAAGAGAATCCAATAGACTTAAAGCAGTTTATGAATTTACAGTTTAGCTAAAAAAAAATAACTAGGGAGATTAAATTTCTCCCTAGTTACCTATTTATTTTTTTTTATTTTGTTAGAATTTTTACGAGGATCATAGAAGCATCATCTATAGTTGTCAGATCACCATTATCTATGATATAATCATAATCCCTATTTTGTCTAAATACTTTAAACATATTTTGCTCATCATTATATCTTTTAGCAAACTTGCATGGTGAATCACCTCTCTTTGAGACAGCTCTATTATATCTTTCTTTATATGGACAATCTATGTATATGGTTACTATATCATACTTATGACCATAATTAGCTTTAAATCCTTTAAGTCCTTCTGGATCTATTAGATAAATATCGCTATCTTCTAAGTTATCTCGGGTTGCCATATATCTATAACCATCTTCACCTATCCTAGTATAAGCAACAACCTCATCATTATTCTTTATCTCAGTAAAGTCAGATGAACCAACAAACCAGTGTTCAACTCCATTTGTTTCATTAGGTCTTTTTGGTCTATCCGTATATGATACAAGTAATTTAAGCGGTAGCTTATATTTTTCTAAAGTATATTTAACTAATGAATCTTTACCAGAACCAGATTCTCCTACTATACAATAGATAGTTTTTCTTGAAAGAATATCTATTTTATTATTGATACTTGATGACTGATTTGACAATAATGATTCAATTAATCTTAAATAAACTATATTATCACTATTATCTCTCATATCACTTATTAATGACCTGAGTCTATTTAGTTTAACTATCGCATCATTATCTAATAAATCTTTTCTTAATTTATCGTCATCATCTTTAATAAGTTTATATATCGCCACTGATTGCATATCTGTAAGGATATCGTCATTATATAACTGAGATACTATATCTATGGTGCTAGGTTCTTTAAAATCTACTGATGTGTCATTATCTTTTTGGGTTGAATAATATTTAGATATATCTTCATCTGGTATATCTATATTTAATAAAAGTTTGCATGCCTCGTCAAATCGTTTGAAAAAATCTTCTGCAGACATATTATATTTAGCATCATCCATTGTATTATCCTCATTCTCTATTTTTTTGTCAATATCTATTACTATACCTAGTCCCATCTCAGCTAAAATATTATTGATAGAATTGATATGAAATATATCGTCTTTAACTTTTACAATAAAATCTTCATATTCTTCATCATACTCTATGCTAAATGATTCGTTTGTGATAAAATTTATATCATAATTATCATTTTCCACCATATATAATACCTCTATGATTATCGTTATTAATTTAATATACATATCTTTTTTTACTTTATTTATCTTTTCCTCATCTCTACTTTCAGCACACATCATAGAATTATTTAAAACTGATTTAAATAATTTATGTATATTATACAATTCATCACCGTTTGTTTTATTCTTTGGTAATATCGTTTTAATAAATATACCTAATATATTATTAATAATAGTATTAATGAATAATGATAAACACTCACTAGTTACAGGCGTAATCACTATATCATTAGTTGAACTGAGTATAAATGTAGTATGTATTAATTCTTCAATTATATCAGATTCTGGTATTGATGATAATACCGATGTATCACTAAATGCTTCGATTTTAGATTTATCTACTTTATATAAGGTATCCGATAATATATTTACTACATTGCTTTGCATTTTACGTAAATCTCTTACTACTTTTGCTTTCTTTGACATTTTCCTCATTTTAAATCTCCTTTGATAAAAATATTTTTTATATCTAATAGGTATTATAGTTTGCCTATAGATTTCAACTGGTTTCTATAAACCTTGTTGTTGTAAACAAGGTTCTTATTAAGCGATACTAACTTCTGGTATATGATATAATAATTAGTAATAAGAACTTCAATCTCAACTTTTGATAATTGGATTTTATTATTATACAAATCTACAATATTACCATTTCCTAATATATCTAACATAGTTTTGAACTTATCATATATCTTTGATATATTCTCATATTCAGCATTATGGTTAATATTATTCAATACTTTAGATATCATTATACATATCTTACTTGTGTTGATAACCAGATTAACTGTATCGTTTTTGCATTCATGCGATAATGAAAATATCTTGTTAAGTTCATATACTTCAGTATATACCTCACTACTTTCATCTTTAGCTTCTTTTAATATAGAAATATCATTAGAAGTTCTATCAATAGCAGAAATCATATTAAAGAATCTATCAGATAAATTATTTAATAATCTTTCTACTCTAGTACATTCCTTAGTATTCAATAAAGAATCTAATTCTTTAGAATACCAGTTATTTTTAAAAGAAAATCTAATATCATCAAATTTTCTTTTAGGTTTCTTCTTAGTAAAGAATTTTTTTAAAATCTCCATTTATTTTTTCCTTTCTTTATTTATTAAAGAAATAATATGTAAATATAAGTGCTTAATAAAATAAATAAAAAAAAGAGATTAGGAGTTAATTCCCAATCTCAAAAACACATCATATGATTGTTATTTTTATAACTGCATTATCTTATATCTTTTCTATAATATCTAAATATATCAAACAGTGTCATTGCACTTTTGTATACTGTAGAGATAGTACCATTATCAATCACATGGTCATATCCATGAGACTCACGGAACTCAGAAAATTGTCCTGATTCAGCCAAGGCTCTTTTCTCAAAGCTTGAATTAAAATCACTCCTATTTTCTGACCTATTTCTACGCTCAGTGTATGGACAATCTATATATATGGTAACAAAATTAAATCTATCACTATATTTATTTTTTAACTTAATTAATTCATACGGGTTTATGATATAGATATCAGACTCTTCTAAATCGGATAATAATGTACAGTACCTAACATCTCCAATTTTTGTATATACTGCAATTTCCCTATTCTCCAATAACTCTGTCATTGTATCTGGAGATATAAAATGATGTTCAATACCATATGTTTCAGTTTCTCGCTTTTCTCTATCTGTATATGAAACAACAGTCTTAAACGGGATACCAAATTCTTTTAATGTGTAGTCAACAAGAGTATCTTTTCCAGAACCTGATTCACCAACGATACAGAAAATAGTTTTCTTTGGTTTAAACTCATTTATATTTAAATCACATAAGTTGTCAAAACATGCAATATCATGAATAATAGAATAATGAATATCCATAAAATATTCATCGAGTCTACCAATTATATTTTGTATATATCCAATATTATCTATATCAATAACTTCAATAGTCAGTACGTTAGCGTTATAATCTACATCAAACCTTACTTCTCTTGATTCATTCGGATTATTTTTACTCAAGCAATATGCTGTGTATGTAATCCATAAAACATAATCCAATAATAGAGATACCCCACTATCTGTTTTTATTTTATCAATTATATCATATATTTCACATAATGTATTATATAAGCGTGATACTGTTTTTAAGTTCATCTTGCTTTTATAATGTTCTAATATTAGCAGTATTGTGTAGTATATCGTATCTATGACATATTCTCTTTTATCATCATCAAATATACCACTATTTAAACTACCAACCAATTTCATAACTGAATCAAATCTTGCTATTGACTCAGGTGTTGTATCTTTTGATATATCGGATGTGGTTGTAATATTATTTGGTAATGGTCTTCCTGTGATGTATTCAGTTTTTTCTTTTATTTTTCTTAGTACATCATGTATTGTTATAATATCGCTCATATGGTTCTCTCTCCTTTTTAATAAATTGAATATAATTTGTGTATCTAATTTAGGTGATTTTATTGAATTTATAATGCATATATAATCAGTATCATTTACTAATTCAAATGATTGTGCTATTAGAGATTCCGTCTCCATTGTTATTCTGGGAGCATCTCTGGATAAATCATCCAATCTATTATCGTTTACATCATCGACATCATTTTCTGTATACCCATACCATTTATCTGGAGAATTATATAATTTTATAATAAAATCATCTTCTTCTATAGCAAATGTCAAGTATGTAATATCTGCCATTATACATTTCGTTATATATGAATATATGGTTTGAATTATGCTCGCATCATTCACCACGATTATTACTTTAGATATATTATCATGCAGATACAGACGACACTTGCATAGTGTCTTAGTTACATTTTTATCATATTTAGTACTGTATAAAACCATAGTCATCCACATAATATAAGATATAACGAATGTTGTTTTATCAAGACACCGGGTAGTTGATAGAAGTTCTATACTATATGATATATGATTTATAACTCTAATTAGATTAGTAGTATCAATCTTTTCAATATCTGTTTTAAACAGACATCTGAATATTCTCTCTAAATTATTGAATATACTACGAAGTTTATCATCATCGACACCGTCTATACAAATACTCCTATGTATATTCATACAATCAAAAATAGTTGATATACATAATTCTTCTATGTCATATTTGTCAAGTTGCGATCCTCCCTTAAATGACTTATATAAGATTTTTTTACTTTCGTTTATTACATATTCCCTCTTTGTCATTTAATAACTCCTTTCATAAATTAATTTACTTTCAACAATTTTTCTACAATCTTTATTACTCTTTCATTTTATATCCTTTCATAAAATAAATTTATTATTAGTTACAAATAGATATTATGTAACTATTAGTGAAATGAAAAATATAAAAAAAATAAAGAGTCTGATAAAAAATATCAGACTCTTATTTAATTACTGGTCGTGGAATTTCCATCCATTTCCAGTAATATATTCTTCTTCATTGAGCTTATAAATCCGATGACTGAAAAATCCAGTCACCGATTCATCATAGTACTCATCAGTATAACCGACGAGTACTGCTCCTTTCTCCTTTAAAGTATTCTCATCCTGCTCCCATTTATATTTGCTTGCAATATCTTCAAATCTAACATCATATATACTTTTCATAAAGTCTCCTTCTCCCCGTTAAGTCGTTAGGACATCTAAAACCTGTTTTATTATTACTAATAAATAATATATATATATATCAAAAGTGCGTATAGATAATACCATCTAAAAAAACAAACCCATAAACTATAGAAAGATATAGAAAGGGTTTACTTATCATGTATCTTTACGAAAGAATAGCACAAGAAAAAGAAAGACAAAAAGAATTAGAGAAAATGTATTCTACTACAGAAATACATAAACCTGATAAAAGGTATGTTGCTCTAATGTCTTCTATGTCACATACATATGGTAATGCTTTAGCATTTATCCAAAATTGGATTATGTCTATATTCCCAGAAAATATGTTTAAGACTATTCATGTAAATTCTAAAATTGCTCATAGACAACTACGAAGTACTCCTCATGAGTTTATTAAGAAAACTAAACCTATGATTATATTTAGACCTAGAATTCCGGGTATATCAGAAGATAGATTTCTTAAAGGAACTACTTTTATAGAAAGACAAACTGATCTATATTCTACATGGGGTGCTACTAATTTACAACCGTTCTTTGAAGATCAACAAAATGATCTAATAATGAAATATCAATTAAATCGTACAGTAATGTATGTAGATGTAATAGTTGTATTATCTACATTAATGCAACAGTTAGATTATTATCATTATTTAGAAAATGCTGTGAGAATAGAAAGACCTTTCTTTTTACAAACTTCATTAGAGAGTTATCTACCAGAAGATATGTTACAGATAATATCTGATTGTGTAAAAATACCAGTAGCTGATGATAAAGGAAATACAAAAGAATTTCTTGATTATATGAATGGAAAATCTATGTATCCTATTACATATAAACTACAAGGTTCTACACAGAGAAGAGAATTCTTTAGATATTACCCTGTTAATATAGATACAATGATATCTGATTTAGATAAAGATGATGGAGATAGAGTTGGTAGTATAATGAACCAGTATACTATCAGCTTTACTGTAAGAATAGAATTTAACTCTACAGGATTTTATTATATCTTTAGTGATAATTTATACGATATTAAAATGCCTATTATACATCCTGAAGATTCTGATATTATTCCTATATATACAGATATAATATTAAAAGAAGATCTTAATTTAAAACAAGGATGGCAATTATATAATAGAGGAAGTTGTAGACTAGAAGATATTGATGATAGTATAGATTTTGATCAGATGTTAAATGAATCTATAAGAGAGACTATGAAATACCATGAAGAGAATGGATTACTGTATTCTGATTTTATAGATTTCAAAATACGAAAACAAGGTAAAATGATTAAAGAGGGAGTAGATTATACTATTGATTGGGAACATAGAAAAATTAACTTTATTAAGCAAAATACTTATAGTACTTATACTATAATGCTATGCTTAAATATTGAGTATATTAATAATCTTATTAAAACTCTTTATAAATTAAAATAATTAAGATAGATAGAGAATATTTACGAGTATTCTCTATCTATCTTAGCTGACGATCTATGATAAACATAAGACTATTTAGTGATTAATGATACTTTTGGGAAGTGAAATTGACTTATCTAAAAACAGGAAATATGAAGCACCACTAATAATCTTATGGGATTTTCAAGGTTTAAGATTACTAAACTGTTATACTTTTTTTAACTTAAATATTAACAAAATCAAGGAAATGGTGTATAAAATGAAAATTTTAAATATAACACTAGAGAATTTTACAGCAATTAAAAATGCTTTAGATACAAATAAAATATTTATAGATTTCTCTACAACAGAGAATAAAATATGTATATTAATAGGACCTAATGGTTCTGGTAAAACTTCTATTCTAAGTATGTTACATCCATTTGCAGATGTTGGTAATTTGGATGTTAGAAGTTCAACTAATTTGATATTAGCAGATAAAGATGGGTTTAAAGAAATAACTATTCAAAAAGATGATGATATTTATATTATTAATCATTTTTATACCCATTATAAAGATAAAAATCATTCTGTCAAAAGTTATATAAAGAAGAATGGAATAGAATTAAATGTAAACGGTAATGTAAGTTCTTTCAAAGAATATGTGAAAGAAGAGTTAAGTTTAGACTCAGATTATTTAAAATTAATCAGATTAGGAAGTAATGTAACTTCTTTAATTGATTTAACTCCTACTGAAAGAAAGAACTTTATGGGAAAGATAATGGATGATATAGGTATATTCTTAGAGTACTATAAATCAGTAAATAATAAACTAAGACAACTAGAGGAAATGATTTCCCATTCTATTGATAAAGAGAAGAAATTAGGAATTTCAGATAAAGATGACTACAAGAAAGAAATTAAAGATTTAGAAAAAGAAATAAATAGCTTAAATATTAATTATATGGATTATAATAATAAATTAGCTATTTATAATAATAATATTAATAATATAGAAGATTTAGATAATCTTAGAGATAATTTAAAAGATACTACTAAGATATATAATAAAATGATAAATATTATTAATAAAAAAGACTTAATAGAGAATAATGATGTTAATTATTATAAGGATAAGATTAATGAAGTAAATAATAAAATGAACTCTCTAAAGAATACTTATAATAGCAATATTGTATTAATACAAAATTCATTATCTCATTTAGATAATTTGAATAATCAATTAAATGAATACAAAATTCAATTATCTAAAGAAGCTAATAGTGATAAAGAAATAGAAAATATTAAAGCTAACTTAACAACTATGAGAAAACGATTAAGAGAATATGAAGATATTCTTGGAGATTATAAACCTACTATATCTAAAGAAGATTTAGAGAGGTTTATAGTTTTTCTTAAAAATACACAACTAATTCTTAATAGAACATATGAGTTTGGCAAGCAACCAATATCTAAGGTATTATCGTTAATGAAAGATAATAAAAATGTAGTTAATTATATTAACTCACATATAATAGATATAGATGAGAAATCTAATAATGAAACTTCTCTATTCATAAATATGATATCTGAGAAGTTCAATATTGGTAAAGATGATATTAATCTTAATTGTGATGTTAGTGATTGTAAAGCAAAAAAACTACTATTAGAGATTCAAAATATAATCAAAAATCATAATATAGATGAAAAGAATAAAGATGAGTCTTTTTATCGAGATATGAGTTTTGTTTATAGTAATATTAATACCATAATACCTAATTTTTCTAATTATAAAGATATTATTGATTTATTACCTGAAGATATTAAAAAAGATTTTAAGACTATTAATATTTTTAGTAATATTGAAAAGCTTACTTATATCTATAATGAAAAAAAGATAAATGACTTATTATCATTAGTTACTGAATATGATAATTATATTACTTTATTATCAGATTATAGTAAAGAGGAATCTATACTGAAGAAATTTGGTAGTATTAGTAATTCATCATATTTAAGTAAATTGATAAATGATACAGAGGAATTTATTAATGAAGAAAATAAAAAAATCATTAATTGGAGAAATAATAATCTTACTATCAGTGAAGATTTAAAAACTCTAAATAATGATTTGGATGTTTACATAGATATCAAAGATACAATAGAGAGATTCGATGAAATAAAGTCTCTATATAATAAGTATAATAATGATTATAATATCTATATGGAGAATAAAGAAAAAAGAGATGAAATATCTATTGAAATAAATAAATTGAAATATATTATAGATACTAAAAATAATCTATTACAAAATAAGATTATTAATTTAGAGCAATATAAAGTAATAAGAAAAGATATAAGTAATATGAATAAGATATACGATGATATGATATTTGTAAAAAATGCATTATCGTCTAAGCAGGGTATGCCATTATATTTTATCAGTAATTATCTAAAGAATACTGAAGAGATTACTAATGAATTATTGGATATAGCATATGATGGAAAGATATATATAGACTCATTTGATATAACTCCAACTGAATTTTCTATTCCTTTTTTTAATAGAGGAAAGAGATTGAGTGATGTTAAATATGCGTCTCAAGGAGAGTTAAGTTTTCTATCTTTAGCAATAGCATTTGCATTATCACGACAAGTTTTAACTAATTATAACATAATGCTATTAGATGAGATAGATGGTCCTCTCGATATTTATAATAGAGAAAAATTTATTAAGGTATTAGAAAATCAAATAGATAGAATTGATGCAGAACAATCATTCTTAATTACGCACAACTCAATGTTTTCATCTTATAATGTAGATATTATAGATTTATCATTTAAAAATGATAAAGAACAGTATCCGTTAGCAAATTTCATTAACATAGTAAGAGATTAGATATAACTCGGGAAGGAAATGATGGATAGTTTATTTGATGCAAGTGTTTTATTATTGCTTTTTATTATTATATACTTTACCGTTATGTCAGTATACAAGTTTTATATATCTATGAAATACTATAATGAGTTAGATGAATATAGGAAACACAAACTAATGGGCGGGGATACTACGATATTAGAGAACAACAAAATAAATCATAATTTAGACATGAAACATTAATAAGTTATGATAATCTCTATATTGAGAGGAAATGATATATGGAAGGTGAATTTCTACACTGGTTAGATAGTTTTCCTGGTCATATAGGAACATTGCTGGCGATAGTTATAGGTGGTATTGGATTATTGACAGCAATGGTTGGTGGTATAGCAAAACTTAAGAAAGAGTATGAATTAAAACTTACTGATATGGTATTAAAGGAGGAAACAGATAAAAAGTTCAAAGAAGATATAAAAGCTATGATAGAGCAAGTATCTTTACTAAAGCAAAACACTGAATTTTTATCTACTCAATATGCCAAAACTCAAGTTGAGCTAAATAATAAAATAGATCAAATATCTAATATTTTAAAAGAAACCCAAGATACCAGTAATAAAAGAGACGATGCATTGGAAAAACAAATTAAATTATATGATAATAATTTGGATGACTTTCGTAAGGAGATTACGGAACACACTGAACAATTAGCATTATTAATAGATTCTGATAGGGAATCTATTAAGTCTTTTATTGTTGATAAATATTATCAGGTTATCGAAGATGGGTATATAAACACACACCTTTTGCAAGTATTAGAGGAAAGATATGATAAGTATCTAAAGGAAAACGGAAATGGCTATATTAAGAGCTTAATGGAAGAAATACGAGAATTACCTCATACACCACCTGCCAATAAATAAGTAAATAATACGCTAGTATATATTTTTTTATATACTAGCGTATTATTTGATTTACCCTCAAATCACAATAAAATAAAAATTCAGTCTGAAATGAGGTATATATATGAATCAATTAATGCATGTTTTTGCTTTTGATACTTATAATGATATGATAAATAATACTGAATTACATACTAACTGTCTTGCTATTACTCTAGGTAAAGATGAGCCTGGTGATGGTGGTGGTGATATGTATTATTTATTGGAAAACCAAAAAATGAATAAATATACTAATGTTGGTGAACCACTTAGAAATGATAATATGTTTAAAGCAGCTAAAATAAATCTAGGGTTTGAATTAAGTTCAAAGACTGCTGCTGAAGATGCAAAATATAGTGTACGATCACTTATTAGCTCAAATATCACTACATATGAAAATAAGATATCTGAGTTATCTCAAACTATTAAAGATTTAAACCAGTATCTTGTAGAAGCTAATATAAAATTGGAAGAAACTTGTAAATCAGATATTAATATATT